TGACATTGACCTAGCAGACAGATCAGTCCTATTACCGCACATCGAGCATGTTAACGCATCGATGAGAAAGACACTACCGGCGAAAAAACATGCCAGTGGAGTTTATGTTACCGAAGTACCATATGATCCACGCACTGACATGTGCAGCTTAGACTACTTGGAGTGCGAGGCACGTGGATATGTAAAGCTTGATCTGCTTAATGTGTGGATTTACAGCCATGTCAGGGATGAGAATCATCTAGTATCGCTGATGCGTGAACCTGACTGGACAATGTTGCGTGATCGTACTATCGTAGGCACTCTTATTCACCTAGCGAACTACTATGATCTACTACAACGAATGTCAGAGCCAGTGAATAGTATCCCACGACTAGCAATGTTTTTAAGCGTGATCAGACCAGGCAAGCGACACTTAATCGACAAGACGTGGCGAGAGATAGCGGAAACTATCTGGCTACCGGATGACACGGGCTATAGTTACAAAAAATCTCATGCGATTAGTTACGCACATCTAGTAGCAGTTAATATGAATTTAGTGTCAGAGAATCCTGAGCTGGGTAAGCCTATATCATTCGTTTGACAAGTGTGATAGATCGGCGTTTGATGCGTTTTTTACTAAGTTCGTTCATTGAGGTGGTAGGTCCGTGTAGTACTGTTAGACTTTTGTTGTTGAATGTTTTAAGATAGGGTCTGAACGGTACCCAGTCGTGTCGTAAGAATATGTTGATCGGTATTAGTCGGTTCGATTCCCACCACCAACTATCGCCCAACTCTAAAAAGCGTGTCTTGAGCTCCGGCTCCACAATACTGCCATAGTCATATAGCGTAGTTACGACATCATCCCTGTTTTGAATGATGCCGATGTATTCAATGCCGGCGTACACGCAGACTGTGATAAACGGATGAGTATCGCTTAATTTCTGAAAAAAATCATTGGGCATAAGTTAAAGTATATTCTATACTCTATTTATTTAGGTTTGATATCACGATAAATAAATAGATAAAAGGAACGCAACGTGACAGCCCAGACTAATGTATTTCTCTACAATCAGCGACAACTAGTAGTGGTCTTGGATTTGACTATTCCACGTGGTGACCTAAGGAGCTATGAAACCGTGTACGCAAAAAATCTAACAATTAATCGTGGGGTTGATAACCTACTTGAGTTCTCGTTTATCAATCAAAATCAAAAGCCAGTGGATATTACCGGTAAAGACATTACTTGTAGAATCTTAAACGCAAATGGCACAGAGATTATCCTACAAAAGTCCCTAGTGCCGATTTACGCAATCACCGGTATCAGTAGTCTTACCCTAACTAAAGCCGATATTGAGAACATCAATGCTCAATACTGCTACTACAGTTTGGAAATTCCAGTTGATGCGTTTGATTTCCCGGTATTCGTGGACAGTCAAGGCGGCGCACGTGGCAAGATTCTAATTGTAAATAGTGTACTACCCGCATTTGTACAATCAAAAGAAGTTACAATCCCAAGCCATCAGCCACCTTTTGCCAGTGCCGGTAACGTGAATCCACAAGTTGCGCCTCCAAACGCCGGTCAACCTGTGATCTACTACAGCTCGACTATCAACACCGTCGAGGCGCCGGTACTATCAACGCAAGTATTCATGGATAAGTTTACTGGAAACATTCAGTGGCAAGGCAGCACACTGGCTGACTTTAGTTTTTACTACGATATCGACACAACGGTAACTTACGCTAATAACAGCACAACAGCAGGATTCAATATCGCCGGCTATCACCCCTATGTTAGACTGATGATCACAAATGTGGGCACTCAGCCGCCGATCAATGTTAACGGAGTCGGTGTACTACAGGGCGATGTAACGAGAATTTTGGAAAGATAAGTAGCCAAAACACTTGATTTATCCATAGAGTCATAGTATAATAAGCTATGACTTTTTTATTGTTTAAGCATGAATAACATAATTCAAACAGCGGTAACGCTATGGCAAACTGGTCGAAAAACAAAACGTTCTGGTTCAAGCTGGATATCGGCTAATGCTGTGTGCTGTATTCACAATAATCAAACACAGGACAAACGACAGCGTGGCGGTATCATTGTAACTAATGATAAGATCATCAACTATTCATGTTTTAATTGTGGCTTCAAAGCATCATATGCTGAGGGCAAGCCGCTTAGTTCTAGATTCAAACAGTTGTTGTCCTGGATAGGCGCCGATAGTAGATTGATAGATCAACTAACGATTGAGGCACTTAAGATCCGTGAAGAGTTGGGATCTCCTGAGCGATTAGCAAAGCAAAAAAGTATACCACAAGTTAGATTCGAAGCAAAACCTTTGCCCGAGGGCAGTGTTCCGCTGAATCAGAATAACTCCGATCATCAAGAATATGTCGAGTACATTCTGAATCGTGGACTAAATCCTGGTGATTATCGTTATTATGTTACGCCCGATGCTCCAGGTCGAGATGCTAAACGAATCATTATACCGTACTACTACAATCAGCAAGTAGTTGGCAATACTAGTAGATATTACGATGACCGGAAGCCTAAGTACATATCACATCAACAGCGTGGCTATGTGTTCAACATAGACGCTCAACTAAAGAACTGGAAGATATGTATCTTGGTCGAGGGTCAGTTTGATGCGTTAGCTATCGGTGGCTGTGCGTTTATGAGCAATACGATTCTTGACGAGCAAGCAGTGGTACTTGAAAGATTACGCAGACAGATTATAGTAGTACCGGACAGAGACAAAACCGGCATGGAAGTATGTGATCGTGCGCTAGAGTTAGGTTATCAAGTAAGTATTCCTAACTGGCCAGATGATATCAAAGATGTAAACGATGCGGTTAAAAAGTATGGACGATTCGCAACACTGCTAAGTATTATTCAAAGTGCGACTAGTAGCAAGATTAAGATAGAAATGACCAGGAAAAGATTCAAGTGACATCAGTAGAATACACCCACGATATACAAGAATTGTTCTTACGCATGATGTTAACTGACGCTCAGTTGTTCACGAGAGTTAGTAACATTATGAATTCAGATAACTTTGAAAAATCGCTCAGACCAGCGGCAAAGTTTTTAGTAGAGTTCAGCGAGAAGTATAACTCGATCCCGGACTCGACTCAAATACAAGCTACGACCGGCATCGCAATCGATGTAATCCCGGGTTTGCGTGATAGCGACACAGAGTGGTTCTTAGATGAATTTGAAAAGTTCACCCGCAGACAAGAACTTGAACGTGCGATTTTAAAATCGGCAGAGTTACTTGAAAAGGGCAATTTTGATCCAGTAGAAAAGTTGATCAAAGACGCAGTTCAAATCTCACTCACAAAAGACATGGGCACGGATTATTTTGCGGACCCTAAAGCCCGACTACAAGCAATCAGAAACAACAATGGTCAGATATCAACTGGTTGGCCCTGTCTTGATAATAAATTGTACGGCGGCTTTAATCGTGGAGAACTACAAATCTTTGCGGGCGGTTCTGGTTCGGGTAAGTCATTGTTTATGCAAAACTTGTCTGCGAACTGGATGCAGATGGGACTAAACGGTGTGTATATCACACTTGAATTGTCGGAAGAACTGACAGCGTGGCGTATTGACTCAATGGTAACTGATGTAGCAACACGTGATGTGTTCAAGAACATGGACGATGTTGAACTAAAAGTTAAAATGTCTGCGAAAAAGTCGGGTAAATTTTACATCAAATATATGCCCGCACAGTCAACGGTGAACGACATTCGCTCGTACATCAAGACACTCCAGATGGAAAAGGGTATCAAGATCGACTTCTTATGTATTGACTACTTAGACTTGTTGATGCCGGTATCGACCAAGGTATCGCCAAGTGATCTGTTTATCAAAGACAAGTATGTAAGTGAAGAATTGCGTAATCTGGCCAAAGAGTTGAACGTGTTGTTTGTCACAGCATCGCAGTTGAATCGTAGTGCTGTCGAAGAGGTCGAATTTGATCACAGTCATATCAGTGGCGGTATCTCAAAGATCAACACAGCAGATAACGTGTTCGGTATCTTTACTAGCAGACATATGCGTGAAAAGGGTCAATATCAGATTCAGCTTATGAAAACTCGTAGCTCGTCCGGCGTAGGTCAAAAGATCGATCTGTCGTTTGATGTCGAAACGCTCAGAATTTTTGACGATGGCGACTCCACCGGATACACAGCTAGCTCGCAAAGTGCGTCAACTATCTTGAACAAGATCAAGACATCAAGTCAGATGGTGGATCAGACAACCGGCGAAATTACAGAGGCAGAATCAGCTAAAAAAGTGATTGCAAATGTACAAAGTAGCCGCCTAAACTCGTTATTGAGTCAGATAAAGAAACCCTAATATCTATTCCTGTGATAAATACTTAACTATGAAAAACAAAACGCGGTCTTTGCTAGAGGAACTTGAGAATATTGCGAAAAATCACGATACTCCGCATATTATCGAGAGTCGTGCTAACAATATTATCAATAGCGCCATTCACTTACTTGAAGTGATCGAGCGCAACTATACTCCAGAGCAGGCCGCCGTCCTAGAGAAAAAGCTGTTGATTGCGATTAAAAATCGTGATACTGACAAATTCACTAGAAGTTTAAAGAGAAGTAAGGGTCAAGAATGAAAATAAGTGATTTGCCGCGCAGAAGAACAGACGAAGCATTTGGCGATTGGCTAGCTGGTACTGGGCTTATGG